GTAAATCCTTGTAATGCCATATTATACTTCTCTTGATACAGTTTGTACATATCCATGGGTCCTTTTAAATATGCAAAAGCTTCTACTAAACAAGCATATAATAATAATTCTGGTGCATTAACTGAAACATAAGTTTCTGTATTTGTCGTACTTAAACCATCTGGAGTATAAATATAATCTAATTCTACTACAAAAGCTGAACTTGGTGTAGGAGCTACTTCAATAGCATTTTCTCTAAATGTAGCGTAATACTTAGGAAAACCAGTAGATCCTGATGAATTATATTCAGTTATAAATGTATCATCTCTTGGTTCTAGTGAAACTTGAATACCAGATGTATTTGTAGCAACAACTGAACGAACAATTAAAGCTCTTCTTGATGTTGTTGAACCTGAAGACTGTGGAGAATCAGGAAGTATTAAATATTTATTATTAGCTGTAAATGTAGACGTCGCGTACTCGCGCGCGTAGTCAGCATCTGCTTCTCTAAATATCTTAAATTCAGCATCTCTAATAAAACCATTTACAATAGTAGCTGTTAAAACTTCAGAACCTACTTCTGTATAATCTCTAATTTTTTGTATTAATTCTGCGTATGTCATTTTATGTTATATTAATAGTTACTTCACCTACACCTGTGTAAGCTGCTCTTCTTGTATTAATAATATCTCCACTTATACCTGGTTGCATTCCATTTGAAACATATTGTCCTGGCCAATAATATAAATCTAATAATACATCACATGCACCACCAGGTCTTACATCTGCTCTTGGAGATTGTAATGCTTGAGCATCTCCGCCTTGAGATCTAAGTTCTAGTTGAGGTTGTTTTGCTTCATATTCTGAAAAATGTACGAATGAACCATTCCACTCTTTAACCATTTCAAGATAAGGAAATTGCATTCCTGATCTATCTGATATAGCTAGTGATCTTTTACCTTTAGCAAATACTGGCATAAATTATCCTTGTGGAAAATAATTTTGTGGTGTTATATATAAACTAGTTCTTTGTCCATCTTCGTCCAAAGCTCTTCTCATTTCATCTTCATAAGCCATTTTTAATAAATCTATTCTTTCAGGCGATCTTTTTTGTGCTAAATAATAAGCAAGTCCTGAAACCATACATGGTATAAATCTATAAGGTAAATCTGCGTCATTAGTATAAGAACCTGCATCTTGAATTCTTTGTAAGTAATAATATTTTAAATATGTATAAGTATTTGCATCAGGAGCAAGATATAAACTAATAGTAGGAGTTATCTGTCTATCCACATAATATTGTGATGGTTGACCAGTTTGTCCTTTATTTGGAAGTGCAGCATAAGTTGATCTATCAATTTTAGTTAAAGATAGATCTGTTGTTGATGTTGTAATACCTGATGTTGAAGAAATATAAGCCTCTAAAATATCACTACAATCGCTAGGTGTAGTATAAGTAATAGTACCTGCAGTTAATGCTTGGTTTTTTAGCTCAACTTTCCAAAGATGAACTCCTCTATTACCCCATTCAGAAAACAATATATTTAAACTTCTTCTAGCTGATTTAATGTCATAACCAGAATTAGATCGAATACCTATTCTTTCATAAGCTTCTTCTACAATTTCATCAATTGATAAGTTAAAATCTGTTGTGCCTGATGTAGCCATTTATATTAAATCTCCATAATACTTTTTTTGATGTGGTTTAGTATAAATCATACCACCTTTACTTTTTTCTGTTGGTTTTTCTTCTACTGTAGTTTTAAATTCTGTTGCTTTATATCCAGTTCTCTCTTCTGGCTCTGTAGAAGTTTGACTTCCAGTATTAGTTTTATAATCAATATAATCTTGTGGTGAAGCTGCTGAAAGTTGTGACACGATTGTGCTAGGATCTGGTATTCCTCCTACAAACATTTTATTAACTTTCTTTTTAATTATTCCACCTTTTTTTTCAGGAGTAGGATCTATCTTAAAAGAATATTGTCCTGTTTTATTAAAATCTTTTTCTTGTTTTGTTTTAGATTTAGCTTCATTAAGCTGTCTAATATATTCCTTAGTGCCAAGCCTTTTCATTTTTTGAATTTCTGTTTCGTTATCGTCAGACATTATTTTAATAAATCTCCATAGTAGTCTACTTTGGATTGATTAGAATGTTTTACTCCATCAAACTCTCCACTTATAAATTTACCCATGTAAGCACTTTCTTTTTTAAGAGTTGGTACATTACTTGGTTTAGGTCCGGTGTTCGCGGCTTGTTGTTTTCGTGCCACGGCACTTGATTTTTGTCCACGGCTCATAGATCTAGTCTTTGCAATAGGCACACACTTAGGATAATTACTTCTTTTTTCTCCACCGCTTCTTCCACATTTAGGATAAGAACCGTCAGATTTTTTATTTGCAATATCCACCCACTTTTCTTTAACCCAGTTACGTAAACCCATATTAATATTTTTTAGTTACTTTTCTTCTTTTTTCCATTACAGCTCCACAACCTTTAGCAACACCACCTTGTTTATAATTAGATACTGCTTTTCTTTCTTGTGAAATACTGCCACCACTCATTTTCTTTTTTTTACCACCAGGCACAATTTTACCTGAACATACTGCGCTCGCATACATGTTCGCGTACGCGCTAGGGTACACTTTAAATTTTGCTTTAGCTGCAGCTTTTCCTCTTGGACAAAGTTTACTCATTATTTTTTCTTTCTTTTTTTAGATTTAAGCATGGCTCTTGAGGGTTTTGCACCTCGTATCTTGCCTTCGATTTGTTGCGGTATTTGTGATCTTCCTATTGGCATTTTTACTCCATTGGTGAATAAACGATTTTACCACCTATCTTCTGTGCCTTCAAGTATTGCTTCCTATTGTTATTTATTGAATAACTACAATGTACCCATCCAGAATTAGGCTCATTCTCATTCCAAAATTCTAATATACACTGATCGTATTCAAGATTAGTTGTAATCCAATCAGCTAACTCTTTGTTAGCTACACCAAATATCTCAAAATCTGCTGCTTGACCTTTAGTATGCTGACTTTTATATGAAGAACCTACAGCTTCACAAAGTGCCGCTGATCTATACCCAGAACTCACGGACAATGGCATACCATAAAAGTCTCTAATAGGTTGTAGTATATTTTCACAAAGTATTTTTAAATTTAATATATTTTCGTCATTTGGTGTATTATCTATTCCAAGTCTTGTCGCTTCTTGAGACTTTGTTAATTCATTTAATGTAAAACTTTTACTTAGATTCATAAATTTTTCTTATAATTTCATAAGCTGTATTACTAAATTGATTTGAGTATTCCGGGCTACAACAAAAAAAATATGTATCAAAATTTAAATTGGGTATTTCTAATAAAAAATTATAGAAATTAAAATTTTTTAAATTTTTTCTAAGATCAACATTTCTATTTGGAACAGAATCATTTTTAGATATCCAAGTATAATTTATTTTTTTATTAAATACATTTGATAAATGAAATAGCCAATTTCCTTCATCTATCATATTATTTTTATTAATATTATAACTATAATCATGATGTTTATCTATATTAACTAAATTATATTCATTAACGCCATGTTTAAATAATGAATAGATATTATCATGATAATATGAAAAAGTAATTTTTTTATCTTTATTTACATTTTTATTTATGTAAACAATTAATTCTTCCATGTCTTTTAAAGATTCTACCCAATCAAAATCTATTGATAATATGTTTTGTATTTTTATATCTTTATTTAGTTTCATTTCTTAATTTTTTAATAACCTCAATAACATGTTTTTCATATTCTTTGTTTGTAGAAAAACTATCTAATGCTTTTGCCATTTTAATAGGATCTCTATTGAATGACATATCCCTAGCTTTTCTAAATTCTGTGTACACTTGTTTTGTATTTAAAATTTCTATGTAATACTTAACAGATTCGCACTTGCTTTTAAAGACCCTGACACGCCATTCTATAGTATCCGGTTGTTTATAAGGTAGCATTCCCTCTTTTGACCATACCCTTATACCAAATAGATTATTGCCCTCTAATGCGAACCTTGACGTTCCATAGTTGCTTTCTACGATAGCTTGAGCAACTATAAGCTCTGTATTTATATGTTTGTTTTTAGGGATGTCAAAATTGAGGTAGGAGATACACTTTTTGAGTGAGGCAATGAATTCTTGATTATTATGATATTCAAACCTTGGAGGACCAAACCCCAGGCTCTTAGCCCAGGCGATTGTGGCGTTCTCAGTCTTCTTCTTGGCGACGGGGTTCGGAAAGAATGTACCTAATACAAACGCTAGTAGAGCTACTATCAAATACTTTATTAACAAATTCTTTATTGTCATGGCATTTACAGTGATTTAAGAGACAGCATCCAACTGTCAAATTGTTAATACAATTATTTTTTGATTGTTGGTACAACAAGTTTGTCTAAAATATCTAGTCTTCTTTCAAGCACGTCTATTCTTGCTCTATTTTGACTTGCTCTAGAATTAATTTCTTGAACTGAATCTAATAGATCTTGTCTTAGTTTTTCTCTAGCTAGTGCAGCATCTAAATTTGTAACTTGTTTATTATCTGCCGATACAACTATTTGAACTTTTGATTGGAGTGTATTTACATTATTTTGTAATGTTGAAAGTGCGTTCATTAAATAAACCACACAAGTAAATAGAATAGGTATTATTGCAAATATAATTTTTTGTCCTATTTCGCCCATAATTATTTTTTATCCTTATCTATTATATCATAAAAAAAATTGTCTGTGTCATCTGTCACAAACCCTTTATTTTCAACATTCCATTCTGTAGTTTGAACTTTATAATCTGGCCAATGTTTAGAAGTGGTAAAGCTAGGAATACTCCACAGAATACGATTATTAGGCTGAGCTGCATAATTACCGTTATCAAGAGCCAAAACGTGAGCACACTTATGCTGATCAGGTATTTCGGAATGTTCAGTATCCAAGATATTAGGTTCTGGATGTGCCCAATCCACAGTGAATAAATATTCCCCATTAATAAATTTTTTATCCTTTCCTAAATATTTACAACGTTGTCCTATTAAAAAATCAAAAGTAGTAACAGCAGGATAATAACTAAATGAATTCCATAGCTGAAGATCTTCGAGATCTTGATGTTCCATTTGTCCTTGATACAAAGTAGCGCCGCTTCCTCTTTGAATAAAAGCAGAGATAGGAAGTCTCCAATAGATTGCACCGTTCGTAAGTAGACAGTGAAACAATAATGCACGCCCGCTAATACTCCCCAAACCGAATACCACACAGTCTTCAGTTTCTCCTTGATGTTCTCGTAAGTCATATAAATATTCCCTTCTTATTTTACAATAAATTGGAGGTATGTTAGCATTTAAATATGACATATAGCAAGTAGTTTATATACTACTACTCTACTACTTTCAATTTGAATATTTCCTTTAAATCATGCTCTCTATCAAGGAATTTGTATTCAATTTTGTGAACTGTAAAATCTTTTTCTATTTTATTACATATAGTTTCTGGATCAAATTCTCCACAACTATATACATCAAATTGCATTAATGCAGGATGTACTTCATCCCATACGTGCATAACAATGTGTGATGTTTCTATAATAGCAGCACCAGTAATACCACGATTGCCAACCATATTAGAATATTTAACATAAGGACCCATCATAACT